TCATTACGAAATAGCCTCGTAGCTATACACTAGGTCTAAAGCGGTGCCCGCACTTGCAAGAGCTTTCATCTTTCCCGTTTCAGGGACATATATGGATTGGTCTTTTGTCAGGATAACTAAAGTAGTCCCCGCAGGGACGTTGATATCATTAGCTAAGTAAAAATCGTTTGTACCGTCTACAGATACCGTTAAATCTACAGTTGCCGCACTGCCTGACTTATTGGCAACAGTGATACTGTTTATTTTGTAAACAGTGTTGCTAGGTACAGTGAAAAGCGTGACAAGAGAAGTAGTTAAGGTTGCGACTCCCGTATTACCAAGAATGGAGGTAGCTGCTACGATATTAGGATTTGCCATTTACTGGTCCCCTTCTTTAAAAACTTCTACCCGAGATAGAGCCGTACCGGAGTGCAAAACATTCGGAGTATACAGATTCGCCAGAGCGCTAACCGTCTGGAATTCATCGTCGTCGTATAGAATATCTTGTATCTCGCTAGATGTTTTCCCAAGGTCTGTGAGAAATGCTGTAGAAGATAACTCTAAATCAGAGTTATCTGAAACATCCAGTTTAAGTACAATGTTAAATATAGTCACGGCCTATCTCCCAAACACTATAGACAATGCAATCGGCAGGCCAGAAGAACCCCCCGCAGCAGTAGCAAACGTAACAGCTCCTGAGCCATCTGTAGTTAAAACCTGATTGGCTGTACCGTCTGCGGCAGGTAGGGTGTAGGCCCCCGATATTCTTGCGGTTACGCCCGATCCGCCCAGTGCGATTTGATTATTTGCGGTAGTAGTTGCAGAGGTGCCAAAAGCACTAGATGCTTGGTGCGTAGAAGTGGCCCCATAGCCGACAGCGGTTCCTGCAATTTGAGTGGCCTTTGATAAAGTTCCTATTGAAATTGAACCAGTGCCTTGCGCACCATAAGTGGTGGTGACGTCTCCTATTGCGGCCGCAAAAGAGTCCGTTCCCCCAGCGTTTGCTCGTCCCAAAGCAGTAGAATTAGTTCCTGAAGAAACCGCATAGCCACCGATCGCTACGCTGTCAGAACTGTTGGGTGCAGTCGCAGTCCCACTGGATTCGACAAATAACGTAGGGATGCCACCACCAGAGAAGGAAGTAGCCGTCACTGTTCCCGTTACATCAATACCTGTGGATGTAGTTGCCAACCGTATAATTTCGTTATCGTATAACCGGGCGGCACCATCAACAGTAAAATCTGCCATAATTTTTGAGCCACTACCCGTGACGTTAGTAATTTCAACCTTTGTGTTAGATGCAACTCGCATAGTGCCTGATGAATAAATTGCCTTATCACTGCCAATTTCAATGCTGTCTTGAAAATGTGCAGATTTACCATACTTGAATCTTAATGTTTCTGTAGGAGTGCCATTGTTTGGTCTAGTGTAGAACACAAGGTCAGTTCCTGTTCCCCAATAACTAATAACACTATCTATGTATGCAAAGTCTTGTGCTGAACCATCAGCACCTTCACCTTTTAGTATTACTCGAGGACCAAATCCATCGCTTGTTCCTGTGGACGAGTAGGCTGCTTGGAATGTTGCTACTGGCACTGGGGTTGTTGTTGCTGAACTTTGAACAGTGGCGGTTATTGTGCCATTTACGTTAATACCTGTGGAAGTGGTGGCGAAACGAATAAAATTATCATAACTTAAACTGACACCTCCATTTTCAGTAGTTATTATAGCGTAATCACCATTAATAAACTTTATAAAATGATTATTAGATGCCTCAATGACCAAATTACCAGTGCCAATATCCTTGATATAACTATTAGACCCATCGTGGTAAACCTGTAGGTCAGACCCAGCCCCAAAGATGGCTTTGTCGTTGTCACCGAAGGACAGATTACCCGTCATAGTACCACCAGCTAAAGGTAGCTTGGTAGCATCAGCTACAGTAATGTTAGCAGAGCCGTTAAACGATACGCCGTTGATAGTTCTAGCTGTTGTTAGTATGTCAGCATTAGGGTGGTAGGCATCATTGAAAACACGATTGGTATTCTCGTATAGAGTCTTTTGGCTTATGTTAGAACCAGTCCCAAACGTCATAGCGGAGTTAGTATTATGAGTCCCGCCTACCCCAATTTGAACTGTACCATCGTTTGTAATGTAAAAAGTACCTCTATTACCTACGATCCCGTAACCACTAACCTTGATGTTATCTGTTCCAGCAGCATTATTGTTAGCACCTACAGAGTTAATTATGAGGTCGCTAGTCAGTGTACCACCGCCTGTTACGTCAATACCTGTGGACGTGGTGGAGAGTTTGGATGCGTTGTCGTAGAAAAGATTTAAGGAACCACCATCAGCGGCAGTTAAGTAATTCTTAGACCAAGATGCATTTGCAAGACTTAGGTTGGTTCCACGGATAACAAGGTTCCCTGTTCCGGCATCAGCGATAAAACTATGCGTCCCACTATGGTAAATCTGCAAGTCATTGCCAGCGCCGAAGAGGGCTACGTCGTTATCTCCGAAGGACAGATCACCCGTCATAGTACCGCCAGCTTTAGGTAGTGCGGCGTTGGCAGTGGTCGTAGTAGAAGTCAAAACAGCATCTCGGGCTGCTATATCTACACCGTCTACCGTACCCCCAACGATGATATCCCCGTAGGTCTGTATATCATCTCCGGCAAGAATACCCTGCTGCGAAGCTAGAGGATAAGTGTCTAATCCGGATAGCGCTGCGCCCTGAACAGAGTAACCTGTTAAAGTGTTTTGAACGACTGGAGTGACTGCGGTATGCCCTGTCCAGCCGCTTGTGTCCGCAGGAATAAAAGTCTGCACACGATAAAATGAACTGGCAACCACATATACTTGCAGGTATTTCCACCCGTAAGTAGGATCAGCAGTTTCTTGTAGAACTCTAACTCCCGTGATGCGGTTTTGATGTCCTCCGCACGACAAGACTGTAAAGGTAGTATCAGCATAGCTCCGCAGCCAGTCTATTCTGATAAAAGCGTGGTCGCCGGAATCTGCGTCAGAAACCAGCACTTCGCCTCTGCGTCTGCTGCTCTGATTGCTTGCAACCGTCATCCAGTCGCCAGAGGTCGACCCAGCAGTCCCAGATGTTTCTCTAAACTTTCTTGTAAAACTCCCAAGGCCCAGAGTTGTCTGCGCAGCCGAGGCTGTAAGGTCATCGACAAGACTAGCCCCAAAAGTGGATATAGTTGTGTTAGCAGGCAATACGAACGTCTTAATGTCAGCATCTACTTCGGAGTCCATCAAGGCCCCGGCTGCTGTCACGCTTGATGTGTTAGTTACGTCTGCCCCATCTTCTACATTCAGCGCAGATAGAAGCCCACTCTTGGTTATTGACCCAGTTAGACCTACAACTGCTTGAACGGCATCTGTCTGGTCGTGTTTAGACCAATTCCCTGCGAAGGTGGAGGCGGATGCGTTGTCTGTCGTTGCGACGATGTTATCACCAATAGCAAATGATACACCCCCTACGGTGCCTGCTACGGAGACATAGTAGAACCAACCCGTTTGTGCGGAGCCTCCGCCCGGGAAACTGCCGGAAGACGCGTCCCAGTTACCTTTATACACCATTCCGTTAGCGAGAGCGGCTATATCTGTTTCCATTTGGTCAAGATCAACCGCCTGCGTAACAGTAATAAAGTCTAGCTTTGTGCCGTCAGCGGAAACGTCACGTCCGTCAAAGGTGCTGTTGGTTGTAATAGCACCAGTCATCGCACCACCAGCTAAGGGTAGCTTAGTAGCATCAGCCGCAGTATCAGCAAACGTAATTGCTCCCGAACCGTTAGTGGTTAAAACCTGACCTGACGTGCCATCAGTGGCTGGCAGGGTGTAAGAGCCGATTGTATTGGACGGGAGAATGTTTAAAGTGCCGTTTATGGTAGTTCCGGTGCTAGTCGTGGTTAGTTTTTGAACGCCCGCGAAGTAAAGTCGGGTGTTTGCATTATTCGCCCCAAACAGAAACAACGTACCATCCGGATCGGTTAGGCGTAGATTCGCTCCCCTGAGCCATAAGTCGCCTGTCCCACTTGTGTCGGAAATGTAACTATTAGACCCATCGTGGTAAATCTCTAGGTCACCGCCCGTGCCAAAGGTGGCCTTGACGCTGTCGCCGAGGGCCAGATTTCCCGTCATTGTGCCGCCAGATGGCTGTAAAATATCTTCCGCCGTAGCTCCCACAAATACCACCGCTGCGCCGCTCAAATTAAGTGCGGCGTCAGAGTTGCTGCTTTCACTTACCGTGCGTGTGAGCGTCGTCCCAGACGACGTGTATGTGCCTGTGCCGATCTCCCATGCTGCGTCGTCCTCAATGACGTAACGAACAATATCAGAGTTTGCCACCCCTGCATCAGCAAAGGTTTGATAGCCACTCTCGGCGGAGCCCAGCGTGATTGTTCCAGTACCTGTGGTACTGGTGGACATTTTTGCCCGGTTTTTTAGAACGGCCATACCTAAACCCCTTCGGTTTTAGGCGATCCGAATAATCGCCGTAGATGCTGCGGCGGCAGGGAAGACGATGGTGAAATCACCAGCCGTGGAGGTTTTATCCGAGCCAAAATCCAAAATGATTACTGAATCGGTTGTTCCCGTTCCCGCGCCCGTTGTCGTGTTATAGATCATCGCACCACGAGCCGTGACGGTGGCGTCAGTAAACACAAGGTCCGGAGAAAAATCGGTAAGAGCGGTCGTCCCAGAAGTGGTTGGTGTGACGTTAGTCAGAGCGCCGCCGCCAGCCGTGTAGTTAGTACCAGAGGCTTCATTCGTGGTGCTATAGTTAGTAGTGGCAGCGCTTAGCGTAGCACTACTCGTAAAAAGCGCCAGTTTAAAGGCGTCCCCACCACTGGAAAAGTTGTGTTGAGCTTGAAGCAGTCCTTTTTTAAAGGACGTACACATTGCCTGCGTGATTGCCATCTTAAATTCTCCTTAAAAGGTCTGCGAGTTCGGGGTGACCAGCCTCTGTTAAAACGTTGTACACAGTCGTTCTATCACTTTTGATTGCTTGAGACAAGTTTAGTTCCACTACTCTAGCAACTTGAGCTCTGAAAGCCTCGGCTTGAGCGCGAATCGTAGGGTGAGCCGTCTCCGAAATTCCCACAATCTTATTTGCGCATCTAATAGCCAACTCTTCGGCAGTAAAACCCCGGTTGTGGGTGGTCTCAACACTGATCCCAAGATCGTTAATAGTTCCTCCCTCGGGGAAACCCATATCTAAAAGCATCACTGCTTCTCCCTTATGACTTGACCGACACGGTAATTTTGCGTGGTTTCTTTTGCTTCGCCTAGCAACTTAATGCCCATTATAGCTTCCTGAAGTCGGGCATTGTACATAGCCATAACATCCTGCTCGCCCTTCATGTAGATATACGCTTCTACCAAAGAGCCATACAGCAAAGCCAACTCCGCGTTAAGACTGAGCCACGTCGTTCCACTTCCGGCACCAGCGGTAAGGCTGGTAGGTCGGTAAAGATAATGCAGTTCGGCAGTGTATCCAACGTCCGGGGTTGGCGCTAAGGAAAAGAAATCAACGTCAAACACACCGTAGTATTTTGGAGCGCCTAAAGTGCCGGGGTTTGGCGTGTACGATTGCAAAAAACTGGAGTCTTTAAACTCTATAAAAAACTTATTGTTGTCAGCCCCACGCAAGCTCAAGGAAAAGGGAGCGAGGTAGTCTGAAGGCATAGAGAGGTATTCGTTTTGAGCCGTTACCGTAGCCGTAGCGTTCTTTCGAAACAAGCTAAGTTGAACGGTTTTTAAAATTCTTTCTTCCGCTTGCCTAATAAACAACGGGATATTAGTTACGAAAGACGTTTCGTCGTTTTCCGTGTAGTCTTGGATCGCTTGTTTTAACTGATCGTATGTAAAGCTCATGTTATTACCGCCACAGTTCCTACGCCACCTCGGGCAACCAAAGAATTTTCAGCAAGATCAAAATAGTCGTTGTATCCAACCGGATTCCAACCCCAATATATCGAAGTAGGGGGCTGATCCGGGCGGGCGTCTTTTAAAGCTTGAGGGTCCGACACCGTTCTAAAAGGACCTAGTTGAGGCTGCTTGCTCTCAAACTCGTCTTTTCCAACTAATAGTCCGTTCCATTCTTTTCGCATATCCCTGTAGCGATACCGGAAACCGGACCGATCTGAGATGGCATAAGCGTTTTTCCCCGAGGCAAAATTTGACATGGCTAAACCCTAAAATAGTCGTAACGAGGCGCAACGTTAAACGAAGCGCGGTCTCGGTCCTCAGTCATAGCGCGTTCAAACTCTTCTTCATAAAATGTTTTTAAAAGCTGAACTCTTTGAGGGGCTCGTTTTATAGCGATATAGTACGCCAAACCCGCCGCAAGGCAGGGATAGAACCTAAAAGGCATGTCTAAGGTGTTTATGAAGGTGTCCGCGTCTTTCATTCTAACCAAAGCTTCATAGAAAATAAGGTCCGTATTGTTTTCCGGGACAGGCCACAAGTTTAAGTTCGGGTTGATTTGACGGTCTAAAAAGAACTGGCACGGTCTACCTTGAGTAGTTTTGTTCGGAATGGTTAAAAACTCTTCCCGACTATACCGATCCAACGCATAATCTGTCCCATCCCTTCGAACTATTACAGATAAAATATCTATAACTTCTGGACCAACAAGGTAAGAACCGTCCCCTTGAACAACCGCCTGACTGATTTTCTTAATAGTCCACTGGTTTAACCCCCGGTTGGCCCATTCAGCAAGCATCAAATTTAAGGACCTTTTTGCAGTCTTTAAATCATAGCCCGTTCTAACCTCTAAGCCGCACCGTTCAAAAGCTTCCTCAATGTAGTCTGCTACATCTAACTCAAAATCTGAAGTGTCGGATATAGCCATTTACACACCTTTAATTGTAAAAAACAGTAACATTAGCAACATCCGTCAAAACCGCGTACACACCGTCTGCAAAAAGCATCCCTTCGTCGGGAATATACAGAGTGTCGTCAGAGTTTTGATGGAAAGCAAGCGTTAGCTCGGTGGAGCCCGTGGCCCCGCCGTTTTTTAAAACTATGCTGCCTGCCGACCCAGTAGTGTGGTAGTGGATAGCTTTTACCCTCGCGCGGCCACCAAAAATGCTTCCGGTAGCCGTCAAGTACGTCGCTTTTACATCTGAGGCCATGACTTAGTCCCCCTTAATTGCGGATTATAGTGTTATAAGCCTGTGCGTACAGAACCTTAATTACCGCAACACCAGCGGTAGTCGCCGCACTGCCTGTCACTGTAAGTTTAAGGTCAGCCGTGCCAGTATTAGCCCATTCTCCCGAGCCTCCACCCTGTGTGGTGATGGTTTTGAGGCCATCAGTTGTACCAGTAGCCAAGGTGTTTATGATTGTTGTGGCCCCGCCAACAGTATCGCCAACACTGAGATTAGTTGTTACGTTAGCTGCTGTAGACAAATCAATAATAACATTAATGATATGAGAATTGGCAGGAATTACCATGTTAGTGGCACCCGCGGCAATCGCTCCTCCGGAAAGGTCCATTGTGTGCGCCTGCATCATCGTAACATAGCCGACATTGGCAATGTTAGAGCCTACAGTTGTTCCTGTGGTGTTGCGGATATTACCAGCCCGGATCGGGCCTGAAAAAGTTGTGTTAGCCATGTGACTCTCCTGTCTTGGCAAGTGTCAGCCGCACCATGCGGCTGTCAGGGATATCAATACAATACAACACATCTTTTTAAAAAGAAAGGGGCAACCGAAGCC